ATTTAATAGTTTGAAGATCTACATCCCAGGTGTTGTTCTTAATCTCTTGTACAGCAAAGTTATTTTGCGTAAAGTTATTATTTAGATCCTCTGCTTTAATAGCAGAACCGGGGAAGAACGTAGCTTTTAGAGTATCAATATCTGTATCTCGATAGATACGAATTTCAACACCATTAGCAGGTGCAGAAGTGAAGCTAAGGGTGGTAGCGTTGGCAAAAGTAAATGCTGATGATGCAACTCCATCAAGTGTTACCTTGACTTCATCTTGCTCTAAATATTCAAATGTAAAGGAATAATTCGTAGTTGAACCATTACCTGTAAAAGTATTCGATGTTACAGCCATAACGCTTTAGTGTTTAATAAATTACTTAGAAAATTGTTCCATGTAATCAAGGAATCGCTTAGCTTCCGTTTGATTACCACTACGTAGATAGCTACCAGTAACTTCTTGGATGTAACGCTGACGAGTCATGTCAGAGTAGCTAGGTGAATTAGCCTTAGCCATGTTCATTGCATAACGCAACTCACGATCGAGTTGAACATGAAGACTTTCAAACGTACTCAAATCAGGTGTTAAACCTTCATTAACTGCTTCCATGTAACGTTTACGGAAACCTTCAGGACCACCAGGAATGCTCTTCATCACACGCTGAATACCTGCTTTAAATAGTTTGTCACGCCCCATAATGTTAGTGATTTCAGAACGATGCTCTTTGGTCAACTTAACACCTTTACCATTAGTACTTAAGGTAGGACGGGCATCATATTCAACGTCCATAAGAAACTGCTTTTCAGGACTAATTTTACCGTTAACCTTCCAAGGCATGTACGTATTCCATACACGAGCCATCAGGTTATCAGGAACCCCAACTTCTCCACCGTCAATCCAGTCATACTTAGCAGGCAGTTGACCTTTAGTAAGAGGATTACGGTTACGCATCATGTCGTAAAGCTCCATCTCCACTTCTTTAAGACCAGGGTCCATCAGACGTGAGATCTCTGCAAGTTGACTAGATCCAGGCACAGCCGCACTAGTAAGGAAACCAGATCCCCACTTAGTAATAGCACCAGGATTTAGACTAAGAATGTCCATCATAGGTTCAAGACCACTCAAAGCAGTCTTATCCTTAATAGCAGAGCTTAAAACAAAACCTAGCTTACGTAGTTGTTCGCCAATTTCATTCGGTGCCAGACTATCAAAGTTATCAACGACATCAACAGTCAAGGACAACCAAGTAGTAATAGGACCAAGGTTATCATAGCTAACCCATTCTCCATTAGGCAGACGAATAGAACGAGGTTTCCAATCAGCTTCACGCCGTAAAGCTTGCTTCTGCTTGTCGTAAAGACCATTACCAGTGATGGTATCATTAAATGCCATAAAGGTAGCACCGCTAACCATCAATGCACCCAACGCCTTACGACCTTTAATGTCAGCACGGATTTCGTTGTACTTAGCACGAATGGAAACAGGATCTACTTCAACACCACGGGCTGCAAGCAGCTGCTCAACCTCTTGATATGGCATGTTTTCAAATGGTTCCCTGAAAGCATTCAAATCTTTAACAAACAAACCGAGGGGATTGTATGAAGCAGACAATGCTAGTTCATTCAAAGGTGTTTTAGTGAACAACAAGAATGGTCTAAAGACAGGAGCGCGGCGGATAAAACTAGACAAAGCATCAGTAGCTGCGTTATCCAGATTCAAAGCAATCTCACCACCAGTGATTTGAACAGCTTCATCTGTAATAAGTCCTGTATCGTCAAACATCTTACTGTAGACTTTACGATACATCTCATTAGCACGATCTGCATCAAATTCTAGTTGACCACCTTTAGTTACATTATCAAATGCACGTCCTTTTGCCTCAGCATGGGCAACCATTGATTGCGTAAAACCATCAAGTGCTTGCATAGAACGTTGACCAAACCGAAGCCAAGGATGATCAGCAAGGTCTTGCATGTTGTTAACCATCTCAGCAAACACTTGAGGACCATAATCCCCTTGAGCCGCTTTAGCGTCAGCAAAAGAATTAATAAGTTCAAGTTGCCTAGACGGCATACTGTAGTCTTCACGAGTAGCAATGACTTCAGGATCCATACCAGACCGTTTGAAGACCTGCTTCATGTAGCCGAACGAATCTTGAAGAGCTTCACCAAAGGCACTGTATTGATACCAACCTCTACGAACAGTCTGCATGTCTCCGTTAAGCATACCACCTGCCATAGTACGAAGTGGTTTCTCAATCAGTTGTGCAGCAGCACTAAGACCTGCTTTAATGGGAGTACCAAAAGCACTCAGGGTAGAGTTGTACAGGTTAGAGTAGAAGCCCTTGAGAACCACAGAAGGGATCTCAGGTTGAAGATCAATAAATGCTTTATTCAGGATACCAGTGGATTGCTTGAGATAGTTGTTGAGTTTAGTGATAGTATCAACATTACCATCAGTCAGCTCATAAGCCAACATAAGTGGTTGCAACATTTCAGGCTGTTCACGTGCAATCTCCCGAAGGTTATCAACAGTGAATTTAGCTTCTTCTTTGATCTTACCTAAAGCAGCAGTAGTTCTATCAGATTCACCCCTAATTGCTTGTTCAATACGCTTAGCTTCTTTAGCAGACATCATATCTGCATCAGATCTAGACAACGTATTAAACATTTGGAACATGTTCTTAAACCTATTATTGGAATAAGTAGTCATGTTCTTTTGAACCATCAAGAACTCCATACGATCAAGGATCTGTTCCTGAGCACGTTCAATAGCAGGTGTACCTTCAGTAAGGCGCATACCTTGTGCCATGTCAGAAATTTGTCCGGCAAAAGAAGTACCAACGTATGCTTGAGCCTTCATGTAATCCATGTTGACAAAATCATCCATATACTTCTTCAGTGCCCCCACAACGCCGTTGTAGGCGGTTTCAGACAGTACAGGTACACTTGTAGTGGTATTGATTCGTTGGTAGTCTACAAGGGCATTACGGAGCTGATCCACATTCATCTCATAGAAAGATGCAGCCAGACGTTCACCAGCATCGTTAATCTGTTGACTGGTAATCTTAGTACCAAATGAAGTCTGATAACCATACTGATCTGCAGCAGTCAGCTCAGCAGCAAGACCACGGTGGATAGCTTGTTGGTTATCAATATTTTCAAGACTAAATTTAAGAGCACCTTCTGATATTGAATTACCAATACGACCATAGATGGTTTCGATGTTATCTGAAATACGTGCAGCATCAATAGAAGCTCCAACAATACCTAGATCATCAACAGAACGGACACCTTGCTCTTGATAACCATAAAGATCATGGTAACCAAAGATAGGTTCAGATTCATCTAGGGTTTGGCTAACCATCCCTGTTTCGATATCTTCTGTAAATACAGTTTTCTTATTAAGGTTGTAGCCACCAATTTCATCCAAAGCATCAGAACGAGCTGCTGCAGAAGCTTCTACAACATCTTCAACATCACCTTCTATGGTGACGTTCTGTTTAAAGTAATTACCGGCTTTTTCAGTTTCAGGTATTGGAGCACCTTTTTGAAAACCCCGAACGTTACGAAAGACTTTATTAAGACCAAGTAGAAGATCAGTACCAACACCAAGGTAAGCACCTTCTGTAACGTTCTTAGCACGCTTAACTTCGGGACTGTCAGCATCAAGGGTAGCGATGTCCTCTGGAACCCAACCAAACCATCTAGGCCAACTCTTACGCAAAGTACCAGCTAGGTTGTCATCACGTTGGTTAATCTCTACCACAAAGTCTACAGCTGCACCGGCACCTGCACTAAAAGCTTTAGTACCCAAAGATTTAACAAGGGGATCATTAAGAAACTTACCAAGCTTACTAACTTTACTTAGTTTATCTACTTGACCTGCAATACCAACAGGACCAGCCATACTAAGTGCTGCAGTAGGTAAAACAATAGAAGAAATTTCTCGTAGACTTTGGCTTATCTCTGATTCAAATTTAGGTACCTTAGGGATGTTAACATTTGGAAGCATGTTTAAGGCATCAATACCAGCATCAAGTAGACCCACTTGAGCTGCTACTGTCCTTTCAACAAACGCCCTAGGGCTAAAAAAATCAGATTTTTGTTTAGGAGCCTCAGGGGCTGTAGCCGTAGCTTCAGGCTGAGGCATACCAGATTGTGCAGGAACGTCCTGTGTTTCGAGTTGATCCAAAGTAGCTTGTACAGCGTCTTGCTCAGCAGCAATAGCTTGTAGTTGCTCTGGAGTCAACTCTGGTGGCGTACCACCTAGAAGTTCATCGTTCATTGTAATTAATTGTTACGTTACAGCTTTGATTGAGCTTGACGGATAATAGCCAATTCTTGAATAGTTGCGTTACGAAGCCCAACCCACTGCCCAGGTCCTCCACTCTTTAAAAGGGAAAGAAACAAACGATCTTGGAGTTCAGGGGAAAATTTTGCATTAAGTGGAATGTTTAAACGTTGTACAAGCCCCCTAAGAGTCGGACCAATAAATTGATAACGCCCAACAGCATGAAGTTTACCACGTTTAACCCATTCATCATCACTCATCTTACCTTTACCTGGATCAGATTGAAGGCTCATAATTTCACCAACAGTAAGATCAGTTAATGCACGACCTTTATGTTGTGACATACCCCTAAAATCACCTGAATAGAATCCTGCCGGGATACTAGTTCCATCAGCACTTCCACCTTGATTAACTGCATTATATCCACCAGAACCAGCAGATTCATAGTTAGATGTAATATCAGCTGCACGGCGAAGAACAGGATCAGTAAGATTACTTGACTGTGAAGGCCCAAAAGAGGTTCTACGTGGAGCCCCCGGAAGACCATCACTATTAATTATAGTGCCTCGAATAATACGATCGTTAGTACGGTAAGGGGCGTTAAACAGTCTGGTAGCAATTGGTTTCATACCTTGACGAATTTGTTCAACCTGTTTATCCAACGTAATTGGCTTCATATTAGGGTTCTTGGCACCACTAGCAAGGTAGTTAACAAAGTCAAGTGGTGTCATGTCCATCAATGATGCAGCATTTTTGGTAAAAGCCGATGCAGGTTTACCAGCTTTCATATCATCGTAAGCATTATAAACATAAGCAGCACCAAGAGTATTTGCAAGTTTTGTAGGATTGTTTCTAATTTTGGGATCAGCAATTACGTTGACAAACTCCCGATAACTCTCTAAAGTCCTTTTACCTTGGCCAGCAAATTGTGATTCTTGTTGAACAATAGCAGAATATTGTCCTTGCGAATTAATAGATTTAGGGTTAGCAAGTAAAGTTTGGATTTGAGCAAGCGTAATAGACCGAGCTTCGTTATGGTCCTTTGTTCGAGCTAACGTCTGCTTATACAGTTGAGTATAACGATCTTGCATCAAAAGTACAGAGTAGTTTTCTTTACCAGTAACAGGAGCTGCTTTAATTCTTGGATCTTGTGATAGTGCTGCTTTAATAGCCTCAATGTCTGTTTTGTAAACAGGTGAGTCTTGATCTCTAATTTGTTGACGCCTTAACTCTAAAATAGCTTCTTTGTCCTTAAAACTCAAACCTTGTACAGTATTAGCGTCGAAAACAGTTTTACCAGCAGCATAACTGTCTTGAGCTAATTTTAAATAAGCCGAACTAGTACGAACACTATCTCTTTGTTGATTTGCTGCTTCAAGTACTTTACTGTTGTAAGTAGGAAGAGTATCAGCTTCTGCTTTCATCGAGGCAAATTCATCGTCATCAAGAACACCATCAGCTGCAAACTTTTCGTACATAGTGTTCAGTTTAATATCCATATCCATTTCTTCTTCTTTGATACCAAGGTTATAATCATTCAGTTCTTTTTTACGTCTTTCATCACGAGCTTCCATAAGCAGCAGAACTTCTGGACGGCCTTCGCGGTCTGCCCGTAAAGTACTGTGTTTACCAGTGTCCTTAAAGTTTGGACCTTCGTAAACAGTATCCAACAGCGTGTCTAACTCTTGATAAGACAATCCTGTTGGACCCATATCTTTAGATCTATTTACAGCCCAACGAGCAAAATCTTTAAATTTACCAGCCGATGGGTTAGTTGTCACTTCTTTAAGAAGTGCGGTAAAATTTCTATCCGCACCAAAAGCTGCACTAAAAGCTTTTGATTGAGCATCAAACCTAATTTCTTCCCTTTCCTTTGTACGTTGTCGATCTCGCTCAGCCATAGACTGAGTTTCATAATTTCTAATAATTGGAAAGGCGTAAGAATTAAGAAGCTCAGGATTTATTGATCGTCCATTAACTGTAAAATTATTAGCGACAAAGTTATCTCTAAATGCGGCTTCTTCTACAGCCTGTTGGTCCAGCGTAGCACTTGGGTTCTTCTCAGCCCATTCAGACATGTGAATCCCTTTAGCTTCACCATATCCGTAGGCAGTGTTCTGAACAGTCGCAATGTTATCAATAAACCCACGTGTTTTACGGCGTTGAAACAAATCCCAAAACCCATCAATATTACCACCCTTCTCTACTCGTGCTCGGATAAAATCCAGTTGAGCAAATTCAGCTTTAGTAATATTATCACCAAGAGCTTGGATAGCAACTAGTGTTTTATAATCAGCACCAGTTTTATAAACCATTGCAGCATTAGCGCTGGTCTGATTCTTAGTGATTTGGTTGTTAATATCAAATCCAAGTTTTAGAGCTGTCTGAGAAAAAGCACTTATATTCTGAAGTGTTTTCTGTTGAGCATCTAAACGTTGTTGATCGGCTTGAACTTGAAGTTTGTACTCTTCGTTTAGTTGATCTTTAAACGCTTGACGGTTTTCTGTTTCAAGCTTAAAATTTTGTTCTCGATTTTGTTGTTCTAGACCTTGGGCAAGTTGTTGTGCTCTTAAATAAATGTCACTATTTTCTTTGCGGAATTGTTCCGCTCTTTCTTTGCCTCGAACAACTTCTCGTTTTTGTTCAAGAATTTTTTGACTTTCATCAGGGACAACTATTCGATAATCCCCAAAGCTCCCCTGTGAAGCAAAACTTTTAAATTTAGACATAGGTTAGTTTAGTAATTTAGATTACCGGGCCATCCCGCTTTAACTGCAGCTGATTTGGTTTGTCCTCTACCGCTGCCTGGAGAGGACCCTACTTGAAAGCCGAGATGCCACTAAAAACAGTAGATGCGGTGCTCAAGAATGTATTCACGATACCAGCTCCAACACTTTCTCGCATAGCGTCTTCAACCGTTGTCATAGGAGGTTTCTTAGGTTCATAAATATCCTGGAACTCAGGACGTGGCAACGCATACGGTTTCGGTAGAGGAGGAGCAATTTCAGGCTTAAGCATAATACCGCTTGCAGCTTGCATAGCAGCTTGAAGAGCTTGCTGTGCAATTTTAGTACGTGCAGCCTTATCATTCAGTTGAGCACTTTCTCGGCTGGTTTCGAAGGCAACTTGATCAATAGCAAACTGCTGGTTTAACCGAATAAAATCAGTATTAACTGCTTCAGTATTAAACATCAGCTCATCAATAATAGCTGCTTGACGTGCTCCTGATTCTGCTATCATGCCTTGGATTTGCTTTCCGGCACTACGGCCAGAAACACCTCGGGCTGCTGCTTGACCACTTGCTTTAAGAGCAGAGATACGTTCAACCTGTGCTTGTGTTGCTGCTGTAGCCCGTGTTTGACGTTTCTTTAAACCAAGGCCAGCTGCTGCTGCTCCATATTCAAGCAGAGATTCAGTTTCATCAAAAGCAAGAGAAAGAAGTTGCTCATGAAGGTAACGATCTTGATCTAAAATTGCAGCGTTTGTAGCAATTTCATTGAAACTTTGTTGACTAACTGCTCCTGCAACTGAAGCATCAAAAGCCCGCATATTCTGAGTATACTCATACTCACGAATACCCATGCCATAATCATACTGCTGCTCACGTTCAGCTTCTTGAAAAGCAATATTTTTTTCAGTATTACGCTTAAGGATTTCTAACCCTTCAACATTATAATCATACTTTCTTTTAGCTTCCCCTCCGAGTACACCCGAATTAGGATCACCCCATTCAAACTCGTAGTTTGCTTTAATATTTTTTCGTTGATTTTCTACTTGGCGCTCGGCGTATGCGTTACGTTCTGAAGCACCACCATCAAACCATCCCATACTCAGACCCTCCTATAGAAACGTGGTGTGTAGTTACCTTCCCACATCATTGCATTAACTGCAACAGGAAACGGTGAATTATTAAACATTTTTAATCTAAAGTTTTCTGTACGTTGATGGATGGGAATAGTAAAAACTATATCGTTGTCAAGAGGAACATCATTAGCTAAATAAGTATTAGCTTCGATAACAGGTTGAACAGTAAACCACTCCTTAATAAAGAACCTAATTGCTGCATTATTAGCGGGAGCAACTGCAAAGGTAATCGTAGTGTCATTAGTAAAACTAAAATTAGTTTGATTAACACCGTTAACTGTAACCTGAACATCAGACCGATCTACATACTTCAAATCACGTATGTTAAACGTAAAGGAAGTAGTACTACCATCCCCAGTAAACGTTACCTCATAAGGCAGTCTACCAGTTTGCTGAAGTTTAAAGCTCATCATACCAGACAAACCAACTGCAAACTTCATACGTGCAATTGTTAGGTTAGCTGTAAAGTCAGAAACCCTAGGATCAGATCTAAAGTAAGTTCTTGGTAGCTCAACATCAAAGTTATATTTAAATCCTACAATCACATCACTAGCGACGCTGGTAAGATCTTTATAAGGCACGATAAAGTAAGGACCAGTGCCATCACTTCCTCGTTCGGGTGTAATAGTAAAACCAGATTCAACAAAAGAACCAGAACTAGTATTACCTTTAATAACAATAATAGGTGTCAACGAAGATACATCATTATAAGGGAGGTAGCACTTAGATAGTTTGTTAGCTGAATCATATACAACACTTGAAGCAGTGGCATACAAGTCAATACAAGGGTTAACCTTTTGACCTTGGTTATTGACAATAATAGCTTGCTCAGGACTTTGACTTAAAGCAGCTTTAGACAATACAAACTGGTTACCCTGTTTGGTAACAGCATACATGTCATCAGAGTTTGTCTCCATAAACTGTACGGTACCAGGCATTAACCAGCTAACCCATGATTCCATCAGATTTTCTTGACCGTCATTATAATAACGGTAGATAAAAATCTCATTTAATGATTGACTTGCCATAGCAATCATTGAGTTCTGTGGGCTAGAGATAAGCTGATCAACATCTGGCGAGATCCACTCTTTTACAACTCTAGACAAATCAAGGATTTGAGGATTCTCTTGTTGACCTTTAGTAACCATACTAAATACCCTAGAGTATCCAGGAGTTTTAGTGATAAAGGTAAGGTTTGTACCTACGTCAACAGGTTGGATAGTACGATCCATCTCATAATTAGAGAGTTCACGAATAGTTGCCAAAGATGGTGTAAGAACACCAGCATCTGCAAACAAAATAAACTGTTGGTTTTCAGAGAAAAGGACTACGCCTTGAGCAGCAGGTAATGCAGAATGTAAAGATGTAGGTCTGGTAGATGAACAGCTAATATCAATTGGATCAGAGTCAATGGTTGTCTGAGCTGATTTAGAATAGAAGTTATAGAAATCCCCAGATTGACTCATTATCACATTATCTTGTGATAAGAAACCAAGTCTGTTGTTATGGAAGAAACCAGCCGTGATAACTGATCCTTCAAAACTTGGGTGTGGGTTAGTTTCATCATCGCCAACCAGTCGATCTTCGTAAGTAATCTTTTGAAAAACAAACGTATTAACTGCTGAATTAATCAACTCATGAGGAAGAGTTGTGTTATCAAGACCAGGGGAAACACTTGGATCCCTAGTCTCTTCCCAATAACCTTCACCAGATACACCATTGTGAGCTATAAATTTAGCCCAATATGTATCAGCATCAGAATCAGTATTAACAATTTTAAGTATACGATTTTGAACTGATTTTGTTGGAAGCCCAGAAACACTTGCTACTTCATCTTCAACAGCTGTCACAGCTTTATTGTCTAGACCACCTTGAGCAGTAACATCCATATCAATGGTGCTAAAAATCTCCAAGGAGTTGCTGAGTTTAGTGACAGTTAGTTGAGCATGATCGCCTGTCATGGCGTTAATCTGTGTTTCTAACTGAGTTAGAATTGTGTTAATATCAGCAGACGCTGGCGTGGTGTAAGTAGCTGTTTGAGTAACAGAGTTAATTGTAATACGTACTGTATAGGTTGTACTAGAAGTAACGTATTCAATTTCAATCGTAGCGTGTCTATGCTCATTAAAGGTAGGAGCCGCTTGGGTTCCAACAGTAACACTGCTATTAATAATAATAGAGGTATCTTGTACGGTAATAATTCTGTAGTCAGTTCTGACACCACTTAAATAAGCTTGAGCCCCTGAACCATATGTAACCGTACAAACAGCTCCAGTGACAGCATTCCAAATATTAATGTTGGAGCCTTTAATAACACCTACGTATTCTTCATCGTCATCCCGTTTAATGTAAAACCATTTACCAGCATCATAAGTGGCACCAGTTCCTAGGTTAGCAATGTGTTTAAAACCGGGACGTTTTGTTAAACCATATGTTGCATCAGGGAAGCCGTTGTAGCACTCACGAACTTGACCTGGCAACATCTTGTCATCTGATTGTTTCGATACGCCACCAAGGTAGCTATTAATCCGTTGAGTAACTGCAGCCATTTATCGATAAAGTGCGGTGTACGGTTTGTAACTAGTGTAGGTATTAGTCTTACCAGGGTGACCAAAATAAGTATAGTCACCTTGATTACACTCATACTCCATTGCCATAGCTCTAGTAAAAGCTTCTTTTTGTTGAAGAATTGTGTATTGGTTATTATCACCAACAATACGGCTAGACACAGTAGCCGCAGCTCTGGCAGTGATAAAATCAGCGATAGGTGTAGGGATATCAACCCAGTCAAAGAGCCAGGTAATATCACACTCTACTGGCTGAGTAAATGTATAAGTATGGTTTGCTTTGTCGTACAACTTACCACTACGTCTAATAACATCTTTATCCATGTTAGCTGCGTTGTGACTTAAGTCAACCTGCAACATGTTGTTAGGAATAGAGATTTGATTGGTATTATCAGGAGTCAAGGTATAGTTGTACTCTTTATTAAATGACCAGCCCTCAGCCTGTACTTCCCTAGAGACTTCAAGCAAAGTCTGATAGGCAATCGCAACGTCCGGGTTGGTTTGATCTAGGGTAGTTACAGGCGCTTGCCCACATGATTGCAAAATTTGATTAATAGCAGGTAGTTCCTGCGTTGCATTAGTGGTAGGAAAAGCCATTGATTATCATTCTCAGTAAAGAGTTAAAAAAAAGGAGCCCCCGAAGAGGCTCCCGTTAATGCATTTAAATCAGAATGCAGAAGGTGCAGTGCTGGTAACGTGCAGTTCAACAGCAGCAGCAGGGTTCAGGTAGTCACAGCCGCAAGCCAGACGACCCAGCATCACATCACCCTGATAGATGACGGACACATCACCGCTGGTGACTTGAACCTGAGGACCGATAGCTTCCACCATACCGGCTGCTTCCTTCTGGAAGATCAGACCGCAGGAAGTAGCGCCGACTTCAGCAGCAGTACCGTAATCGTTGTTGATGCCGGTCTGAGCAGTCGAAGCATCTTCCAGAGCTTCACCCACAAAGGAACCAGTGTTACCAGGAGAGGTGACACCAGTGGTGCCGCCGTACTTGGTACCGTAGTTACCCAGGAAGGGAATGTTCATGGACTTGTAGATCTTGATACCAGCGATTTCGATGATACCATTACCACCTTGCAGGGCGGTACCTTGAACATCACGATTCACCAGACCATTGCTACCAACAGCTTGGATCAGTTCGTAGTACTGACGGGGGTTGAGAACAGCCACACGGCCATCCATCGACACACCTTTTTCATCCAGAGCTGCAGCTGCATCATAGAAGGCAGCAACGAGCTTAGTGGAATCATAAGCATCAGCTTCAGTACCTGCGCCAGTACCCACTTGAATTTGGGTACCACCGGGCTCAACATAGCCAGCAGCAGACACAGGCGAAGCAGCACGTGCACCGCGAGCGATAGCACGGAAAGCAAGGCGGTCATACTTCTCAGCGAGAGCATAACCGATCTTACGGGAGATCTCAGAACGCAGATCGTAGTGAGAAAGAACTTCATCAAGCTCATACACAAAAGCAGAGCTGATCAGCAGATCATCAACAGTGATGGTCTTCTCGGCCACCGGAGGTGCACCGTTGCTATCACCAAGAATGCTGTTGCCCGGAGTATGGAACTCGGACTTGGTACGACCCGTGAAGATGAACTGCAGCGATTTGCCGTTCTTCAGGGTGCGCTTCATGATCAGGTCACGAGCGATAGTATTGTTTTGGAAACCCTTGAACATCTCACCGCTAAACAGCTTGAGATAAAGGGCACGGGTATCACCCGCGAGGTTAGCCTGACCCAGCTGAGTAAGCTGAGAGGGGTTAACGCTAGATTGGAAAGCCATTTTTTTAAGGAGTTAATTAAGAATACTTGCTCCCAAACGTTTGGAAAATTTTTTGAATATTTTTTGTGTGGTCTATCCCACCGTCTAGACGGCGAAGGGTGTCCTCGTAAGGGCCAACGCCAAGAGGAGCCAGGTCCGACTCTGAGGTGCCTGACTCCTGCTACTTAGAACTTAGCTGTCTACGGAGCGG